GCTCGCGCGCATGCGCGCGCAGGGCGGCGTCGCGGACTCCCCGGCCACGCAAGCGGGAGGAGGCGGCGGGAAACCGCCCAAGCCGCCCAAGGCCACCGCGGCAGCGGCAAATGATGGCCCTGAACGCTGGGCTGACGAGAATGCTGTGTTCGTCCGGAACCGTGAGGGCGAAACCGTGTGCATTAGCAATCGCGTGATAGGACATGTCATCGATGGTGATGCAAAGGGTGGAGGCCATTCTGCACACGCTACGAAACCAGGGAAGTCACATTTCCCCGCCTCCTGGAGCGATGATAAAATCAAGGGAGAAATCGAAAAAACCGTTGCTTACCCAGATGAAATTCGTGAAATTGCACCAGGGAAGCGCATCCTTACCCGCGGCGTAGATGGTACTTCGGTCACTGTCGTTGTCGTGAAAACGAAAAAAGGATGGAAGGTTCGGACTGCATATCCGGAAGTAGATGACAAGAGGGGGTTGGATACATGACCGATATCACTTCTCAGCGTCCTGAGATGGTTGACCGGGTGATGGTCCTTGTCTGGGATTCGATGACGGATGAGCAAAGGGATAGCATCGAAAGCCTCCTCGATGCAGGGGAATGGTGCGTGGCCTTGGAATTCCTTCTCTCGTTCGCCGGCAAAGATCCCGCGAATAAGCAAATCATCTGCGAAGCATTGCCATTACTGGACGAGGATGGCATAGAGGATTTGGAAGACGAAGATCTCCCTGCTCTCCGTGATGGTGGTTCGGATGCGTCGTGATATGGATCTGGTCCGTGAGATTCTGATTGCGTGTTCCAAGTCGCCGGATGGATGTGTGGATGCGTCCGTGCTGGCGGATGCGCGGCATCCTTTTGACGTGGTTGCCTATCATGTCGACATCATGATGGAGGCAGGTCTCATCGGTGGGGTTGTGCAGCATGATTGCGGCGGTGGGATAGCCTTGGCGCAGGCCGGTCCGTTGACGTGGGCTGGCAACGAGTTCCTCGATGCGGTCGCTTCCGACTCCGTGTGGAAGCAGGTCAAGGCGAAGCTTGGCGAGACAGTGAAGACGACGACGATCGATGTCGTCAAGTCCCTTGCCGTCAAGCTGACGCAACAGGCTCTCGGGCTGTAGACCTCACCATTCTGGCCGCCTTCGGGCGGCTTTTTCCATATTTGGCCCCGCGGATTCTGCGGGGCTTTCGCATATCCTTGCCCGTGCCGTCTGGCGCGGGCTTTCGCATATCCGAAGGAGGACGCCGATGGGTGTTGTCGATGTTGTGGACGGGGCCGTGCGCTGGTATGCGCGCTCCGCGCTGGGAGTGGAGTATGGCGATGGGGTCGCCGTGCTTGTGAAGTCGTACACGTACCTTCTGGGCGCGTGGTCGTGCTTCGCCATCACGGACGACCCGGCGGACGACTGCCTGTACGAGGTCACGAGAGCCGCGTCCGGCGGCGTGCACGTCAGGCATTACGATGCGGCCCCCGACCGCGTGTACGAGCCGGAGGAAGGAAAGACGTCTGAAAGGAAGGTGGGGGTCATGTCTGACGGCATTCCCGGGTATCTGATGCGCATGGTCGGCGAGTACAGGGAGCTCGTGGGCAGGATGGAGCGTCTTTCGGACTATAGGGCTTTGCATTACCGCGAACTGTGCAAGTCCGGCGAGGAGGACCTCATGTCCGACCAGGAGTATGCGATCCGCGAGTACGCGGACGTGCTGATGAAGCGCCTCCGCTTCCACCTGGGCGACCGTGCCGCGGAACTCGTCGCCGACGGCCGCGGGGAGTCCTGAAGCACCGTGCCCCGCCCCGTGTGGCGGGGTGTTTGGCTGTCGTGGAGTGCGCGCGGGGTTGCCCATGGCCCCGCGTCCCGGTGCAAATCCGGGGATGGCCCGATGGCGTGCGGCCGCATGGCCGGCGCAATGGCGCCCGCATGGGCGCGAACCAAAGTCAGGAAGGACATGACATGGCCGAGAACCAAGCCGAAGCAACGACGGCAGAGCAGACGGTGACGGAGACGGAGCCGCACGGCGACGCAACCGAAACCACGCAGACCGAAGCCACCCAGCCGGACACGGCGATCGATTGGAAGGCGCAGGCGCGCAAGTGGGAGAAACTCGCCAAAGCCAACCGCGATAAGGCCGACGAGGCCGACGGGCTGCGTGAGAAAGCCGCCAAGGCCGACGAACTGCAGAAGCAGCTGGACGAGCTGAACGCCGCCAACGAGTGGAAGGACACCGTCGAGCGGGTCAGCAAGGACACAGGCACGCCCGAGGACGTGCTCCGCCTCTTCAAGGCCGACACCGCCGACACGCTCACCGAGGCCGCCAAGACGCTCGCCTCGTATGTCGCCAAGACGCTCGATTCGTATGCGAAGGCGTCGGGACGTGGCATGGGCGACCAGTCGCGCGAACCCTCGAAGCCACGCCCCAGCACGGAGGCCGAGCTCATGTCCCAAGTAAACCGCAACGCGACCGGCGCATAGCCGGACGCACAACCTTAAGGAGCCACAATGGCAACCACAGTGACCACGGGCGCGCTCAAGCTGCCCGCGAACCTCGCGCAGGAGATCATCGACAAGGTGCAGACCGGCTCGGCCGTCGCAGCCCTGTCCGCAAGCAAGCCGCTTCTGTTTGGCGACACGCAGGTAGTGACTTTCACGAAGCATCCGCGCGCGGAATTCGTGGAGGAGGGCGCGGAGAAGTCTCCCGCAGACGTGGAGTTCGGCACGGTGACCGCAGTCCCGCACAAGGCGCAGGTGACCGTCCGCTTTGACGAGGAGGTGCTCTGGGCGGACGAGGACCGTCTCAAGGGCGTGTACCAGGCCGTCGCCGATGCGGCGACCGTGAGCCTCTCCCGTGCGCTCGACCTCGGCGTGTTCCACCGCCTCAACCCGAGCACCGGCGCGGCCATGACCGGTTGGACGAACTACCTGACCGCCACCACGAAGACCGTGACAGACACGGGCGACGCCGACGCGGACATCGAGAAGGCCATCGGCCTCGTCCTCAACGACGGCGAAGGCTACGACGTGAACGGCATCGCACTGAGCAAGCCCGAGGCCTTCGCACTCGCCACGACCCGTGACAAGCAGGGCCACCCGCTCTACCCGGAGTTGGGCTACGGCACCAACGTGACCGCGTTCAAGGGCACTCCGGCCTCTGTGACCACGACGGTCAACGCGCCGGAGGCCAAGACCGCGACCGGCGTGGAGGCGATCGTCGGCGACTTCCAGAACGGCATCTACTGGGGCATCCAGCGCACCCTGCCGCTCGAGGCCATCACCTACGGCGACCCCGACGGCCTGGGCGACTTGAAGCGCCACAACCAGGTCGCCTACCGTCTCGAGATGCTGTACGCCTGGTACGTGGACCCGGCGCGCTTCGCCATCGTGAAGGCCGCAGCGGGCTCCACCGGCGAGTGATAGTAGGGGCGGACGATGGCAGACACTGACGCGTTCGCCACGGCGGCCGACCTCGCCGCCAGATGGCGCACCCTCACCACCGAGGAGACCACGCGCGCCGCGAGCCTGCTCGCGGACGCGAGCGACATCATCCGCACCCAGCCCGGAAGCCGCTGGAAGTCATGCAGCGCACAGACCCTCACGCGCATCACGTGCGCGATGGTCATCCGCTGCATGGACGCCGGCACAGGCATGAGCGGCGTCACCCAGAGCACGCAAAGCGTCGGGCCCGTCAGCGAAAGCATGACATGGGGCTCGGCGGACGGCGGCGGAGCGGGAAGCCTGTGGCTCACACGCGCCGAGAAGCAGGCGCTCGGCATCGGCGTGCAGACGGCATTCACGATCCCGATGGGCGGCGTGGAATGATCACCGGCGAACCGATCACCATCAGCACCCGCACCACGCTCGACGCGCTCCTGCCGACAGGCGAGCACCTGACCCGCACGACCGTGGAAGCCACGACAGGCATCCTCACCGACAGCGGGCAGAGCACGCCCAGCGACGCGGAACGCCCCACCGGCACGCACATGACACGCACGCTGTACATCAGCCGCTCATGGGAG